CCATCCATTCCTGCAAACCTCGCAGCAAAGGATACACGTCTTGCATTAACACCAGATTTAACAGGTGGTTTTAAATTACCACCATCTTTGTTGTTAAAATACTTTCGACCTTTTTCGTTTAATCCACCAGAAGGTGATTTATGTTCTTTGGAATAACCCATGAAAAAGTGTTTAGCAATAAATGCTATTTAAAAAAACGCACTTACCTGCCTTGGCCTTTATACCTAGTTTGTTTCTTTTGACGTTTCTTACTTTTGTTTTGGCTTTTGGTATGCACACCTTTCCTTTTCTTAGGCTTTTCCCTTGGGATGAAATGTGTAAATTTTTGCTTAGCCATATTTTAACGAACCTTTGGAAGTTTAAAAATATTTTGTCTTTGCGACCGAATGCTTTTTTTAACTTCTGTTGTGTGTGTAACTCCACTAGTCATCTGACGATGTTCAGTTTTGCCCCCACCCCCTTGTTAGTGTCTGTGTACATATTCCCTGCTGTACCGACATATCTAACTTAGGTCGATATTGATCTTAATATCGCCTTGTATATTGTGAGATACCTTATCGGGTGCTCTCAATCCTACTCTGTCGAGTATATCTCTACTAGCTTCTAGTTGAACGTACTCACTCCTAGCTCCACTTGATAGCTCTATCATCTTCCTACTCGCACTTACTGCACCAAGTCCTAGACTTTGAGCAACTACTTGTTGCATATAAGTCTGTACCTTTGGTAAACGTAGTGTGCGAGAAGCACTTATTCTTCCAGCTTCTTTGCTTCCTTTAGCTGAATATCCTGCCTTTTCTGCTGCTTCCTTGATAGAGCATCCAGTAGCTACGATAGTATCCACTAATGCTTTCTGTTTCTCTGTAAGATCTGTCATTCGGTAGCTCCTAATACGTTTATATTATTCTGCCCCTTCTTAACTACAGCTCTGTTTTTAGGTTGGCAACGCACATGGCGACAGACAGGCTCTAGGGCTAAAGCCCCCATGCCTAAGGTCATGGCCCTTCGGGTAACGATCCTTGTCGCTTAATTAGAATGAATCCCTAAAGGGATGCTTATAATCCCATACGCAATTTTCTCTCTTGGTCTGACTCCTATGGTCGTCATCCCTATTCGCTAAAGACTCGCCTGACAGTTGGTAAACCAACTTCTAGGCATCCTCTTACGCTATTGGGGAAAAGGAGAAACCCTTGCGTTACTCGAAACATCTTCACCTTAACGGTGATGTTTCTGCGTTACTCAGTATTGCTATGGGCCCCTCACACACACGGGGTGGTCGGTGCTTGTATCATCGAGTTTGCCTAAATGTACATTGCAGATCTCTGTGTCGCAGGGATAAACCCTGCACGACTCGTTGACTCGCTTTGCTCGGACTCGTCTTACACAGGATCGCAAGTAACATTTAGTTTACCTCGTGATGACTGCACCCCTTACCCCGTAAGTGACAGCTAGTTGGGTAATTAATTAATATAACTAGAAAGGTAAATATGACTATAAACGATATGTTAGAATATTATGCTATCGCTAAAGATAGTAAGAATATCAAAAGAGTTGAGGAGTTGGCTAACTTGCGAGATGAAGCAGTAGCTGATGGCAATGATAGTAAGATTGCTGTTATTGATTGTGAATTAACTAACATGGAAGGAGTACAATAATGAGTGCAGAAACATACAGAGATGATCCAGACTCAAGACTAGCTAATATGGAATTAGTATTAGATGAGGCTGAGAAGACTATGGTTGATGGTATCAATGCTATGATAGATGGTACTATTCCAGCTTATATAGATTGCAAAGATTGGTCTAAAATTGCAGAATGGAATTTTGACACAATCTATGGTGGTTTATATAGACATAATGATATGTGTCAGATGTCGTTAGATAAAACCAAAGAGAAAGTAAAACAAGCAACAAGAGATGATGTTGGTACAGAAATTACCAAAGGTAAATTATCATCGTTGTTGTTTATATTACAGGCTCAAACATTAAATGTTAGACGATCAAGTTTAATTGTTGATACATTAGAAGCTAAATACAAGGAAATATTTGGTAAGAAATATATTCCAGTTCCTAATAGAAAATCAGCAGTTGATTCTAACAATGTTGATAAAGCTGAGAAAGATATGATAAAATCTCAGTTATTAAAATTAGTTAAATAATAAACTTAAGCCCTGTATCTTATTCGTAGGATATGGGGCTTTTTTTATCGTATTTAGAATTGTTCTAAACAACACAAGGGCAAAACTAAATAGATGGTGCTGCCGAGTATCATCTCTGATTGCTGGTTACATTTACGGTGGTGGTGGAAGTTAAGTGTAACCTGCTGTCAGAAACCCTGATTGCTGGTCTAATGTTGGTTACAATGACTGCCCTAGTATCAATTACGATTGATAATATTAGACCTGCTATCAGATACTCACAATGTGCGTTTTTGATAATCAATAATCATAATAACTTAATGGAGGTGCAAATGTTAAAACGATTACAAAACTGGTTAATGAATGTTGCTGCTAAATGGATTTGGATAGCAATCATGATGCCAATCAGAATAGTATTAGGTCTTTGCTATGCAATATCAAAGCATATGCCAGATACTGTCGAATTACCTTACGAATTAAAACGTAAAGAAACTAACAAAACTAAATCATGGATTTAATTATGAGATTAGCATTATTACTAATTGGATTTGTTGTAGCATTCTTAGGAGTGCTTGTACTAATTCATGCTGATTTTGTTCTTGGATTTATAATGGCTGCATTTGGCATATTTACATTATGGGCAATGCTACCAACTTTTAAAGGAGGACAACGATGACAAGTAGTGACGTATTATTCACAGATCAAATTGACAAATTAGTGTCAGATTATGGTGAATGCAAAATAGATACTGATGCATATATTGCAGGTTTAAAACAATTAGGCATTTCTACTATATTTGAAATTCACGATTACATCGAAAAAGCAGAAGAAGCTAGATACGAATATAAACTAGATAACGCAGGATAGGAGAATAACATGGGATTAGATCAACATGCACATTTAAGAAATGCAAAAATTGATTGGGCTAAATATTATTCAGAAGAAGAATATAGTGGTGAACCACAAGTTTTTGTATGGAGAAAACATGCAAGACTTCAACAATTTATGGCTGTTAAATTTGCAGAACAAAACCCACAAGACAAAGATCCAGGATCATTTAATTTAGGATTTAATGGTGGGCCAGTTAAATTAACTAAAGAAATTGTAAATGAGTTAGAAAAAGCAATAGATAATAATTATTATGATTACTTTGCTGCAGATGGTTATTTTTGGGGTCAACAATACCAAGAAGAATCTGTTAAAGAATACAAAGATCAAGATACAGAATTTTTGCAATGGTGCAAAGATGAATTATCAAATGGTAATCAACCAGAATATTATTGTAGTTGGTAATGCAAACTATTTATTGCATCATATTTAAACCAGAAGAAACTTGGAGGTTGTTTACTAACCAAGTTTTTGTTTTAGAAACTGAAGCAATAGATTTTGCTCAACGCAGTAACATTAAATATAAAAAGAAAAAAGTAGAATGGAAGGTAGCTGATGCTGCCGAATGGTTTTAATTATGATTGATAATGGAGATATATTTTTTTACGCAGATTGGAAAGCAATATTAGCAATATTTGTATTTCAAATAATATTAACAATTTACATAAAGAAAGGTAAGAAATGAATATAGATCAAATAGATGCAGAATTAGATAAACAAAAACCAAAAAGTATTAGTGTTGCAGCACAATACGGAGTTATGGGTGTTTGTTTAGGTAAAGAATTACATGCAAGATTAAGAGAACACGCAGCTAACGAAAGACTTCCTATGTCTAGAATTATTAAGACATTAGTAGAAGTTTATTTGCGTGAAAAGTATAGCAAATTCTAGGCATCGCAAGATGTATAAACACAAGGTTTGTGTATTACCCTTGGGAATAAAAAAATACACCTTTGAATAGTTGGTGTGAAGTTCAAGGTTGTTCCTTCATGCCAACTAATACTAACTCCCCCATAAGAGGGAGCTAGAAACATAAGAAAGAAAGAGGTATTATGAATAATTTAGCTATTAACAAAGAGCTGCCGAATAATCTACTCACAATAGATCAAAGTGCGTATTTTGAAGTTGAGAAAAAACAATTATATTATTTAGACGATATAAAACCAAACATTGGTACAGGATTAAAACCAATGTACGGACAAAATGAAACAGTAAATAGATATGCTTTAGTAAGAAAAGATACTGGTCAATTACTTGGTATTCATTCAGAAGATTATGTTGTTAGACCTTATTCAGTATTAGCTGAAAAAGTTAATGATGTAATTAAAGAAGCATTACCAAATTACGAAGAATTTGAAATCACTACTCAAGACCATGTGTATGCAAATGGTCGTAAATATAGACGTGATATTAACTTTTGGAATAAAGATATTCAAATAGAATCCTTTAAACACAAAGGTCAACAAGAAAAAATAATTCCACAGATACGAATATACTCATCACTTGATGGTCAATGGGGCCAACAAATAATGTTTTCTTCAATGTATATGTGGTGCATGAACGGTATGATTAGACCAGATTGGACTTTTACTGTTTACAATAAACACAGCTCTAGAAAAGATATTTCATATTCTGTTTCAGAGTTTAGATCTGGCTTACAAGATCATGAAGATCTAGGTAATGAAATGTTCAAAATGTTACAACGAAAGGTAAATACATCAGATGTTACAGAACTATTTAGAAAAACACTCGCTGCTAAACCTTACAAAAAAGGTTTGGATATTGAGCATGACAGCATTCTTGTCCTTAATCATTTGGATAATTTATGGTGTAAATATAATGACAGGTACGGCAGTACACTTTTTGCAGTTTACCAAACAGCGACTGACTGGGCAACACACCCAATCACTAGAGGATCAGTTTACAACGTATCAAGAAAAAGAGAAAAAGCTGTAGCAAATATGCTAAACAGCAAACAATGGGAGGCAATGTATGGACATTGATAAACTATTAACTTATTTAGCAGCAACAGATGAAAGTTATTCTAAGCTACAAGCAGAAATTTCGTATGGTGAAGATATGCTTAAAAGTATTAAAGGCATATACATAAGCAAATCAGAATTATCAGTATCAAAAGCTACTGAAGATTTTTATGCATCTGCTAATTATTTAAATCATATTAAAAAACTTCATACTATTAATTTAGAACTGTTTGAACTTAGAAATAAAAGAAAAACAGCTGAAATGAAAATAGAAGTTTGGAGAACATTAGAAGCTTCAAGACGTAAAGGAAATATATAATGTCAAAATCTAAACATAAAATTGATTGGGCAATTGTTGCTACAATAACAAGACCAAATGGTACTTGGTTTGATAAAACACTTACAGATTTTCCAGAAACAATTGGAATAGATGTTAATGAATGGTTATCTCAAATGTTAGAGGAGGAATATGACAATAAAACAATTATATCAAAAACACATAAGTAAATTAGATCAAAATAAATTTATATATGCTATTAGAGTTGCTTACGATTTGTTATCAGACAAAGAGCAACGTATATATCAATTAGG